GTATTTCTCTTGTGAAGTTTTCTGGGCCTAATTGTTCAACATCTGCATTCAAGTGATCACTGCTTCCCCAATAGGTTCTCCAGTCACTTTCTTTAGTTGAACGTCTTTTGTTTTTCTTGCCTTTGAGGGGTTTTTTAGTAACTTTAAATTTTGCCAGTTTTTTGCCAATGTACTTTTTGCCGTTTGTGAGGTTGGTAATAAGATATACAAACCCTATGTATTCCTCACTGATTTCTTCTACTATTTTGCCTTGATAAGTCCATTGCATTGTTATTCATTACAACAATTATATATATCTTTTTTAACGTTTGTCAACCGGTTTAGTACATGTTTTTTAAGATTTCCCAAGTTTGTTTATAGCCTTGGTCAATCTGATGAAAATGCTTGCTTGCTTGTGCGGCTGTAAAATCATTGCCGCCGGGTTGACAATGGTCACCAAAATAAATTGTTGTACCTTCATGTTCTCTTATAGCTTGACTCTTGTCACAGCCTTTCTTAAAAATATCTATGCTGGTCTGTCCAGCTACCTGAGCAATGCTATCATTGAATTCTTGATTGTAATACATTGCTACTGTATCTCTGCCTCTATTAGACTTTTCCCAATCAGCATATCTAGCACGTTGATCCCAGTTTGCATTTCTGCCTACTATACTAAAGTTTGCCGTTCCTGTGCGTTGCTCGATATGATTACCAGTCATTTCAGGATAATCAAACGTGTGTAAGATAGCTTGTAAAAAAGTTTCTTGTGCATCTGATAAACGCCAATCGCTTTTGTATACTTCTTTATCTCCTTCAAACACATGATTACCGCTACAGTGATAAACTCTTGCAAAACTGTTAGTCAAGTCTTCTCCGATTTGTTCTACAGTTTTAGGTCTATCACTTCCTGTTACAACTACACAATTATTGTTTTTTATAAAGTTAAACATGAACTGTTTAAACTCAGGAACAATAGTACGTCTAGGATCAGTAAGTGTGCCGTCTATATCAAAAAGGAATGTCGTCATCATCTTTGTCTTTCATTTGTTCAGGATACCATTTGTGCAATATGTCAAGCGGTAGCTTTTTTTGTTTTGTTCTAGCAAAGTGCGGATCGTTTTTAATTGTAAAAGTAGGACTTAGTCCAGTTAATGTAGTTGTGCATGAAGTCGCACATGTGTCGTAAGTTGTATCTCCTATACTGATTGTATAAGAGTTATCGTCTGAGACAAAAGGAGCTTCGTTTACCAGCCATGTTTCAAAATCGTCATCTCCTTTTTGACCTTTGTTATTGAAACTATCAATCATATTTTGTTCTGTTTGTGTAGTACTTCCTATATCTATTGTAAACTCGTCTATTGTACTAGCTGGTTTTTTGTTCACGATATTTTCTCCGATCTAAAAAGTTTATAAAATACGTCTGGGGGTAATATCTTCTTTGTTAATAATTCTTGTGGGTGATATCCATAAAGTTTTTCACCTGTAGTAAGTTTACGACTAGAGTGCGGAGAATTAAATTCTCTTTCATATACTGTTTTGCCACCGTCCGGTGATTCAAATATCTTAGGTTTTTTAAATGCACTTTGATCGTGATTAGGATCTGTCATCTGTTTAATATGTTCATCTGAATAATCACTTGGCATCTACAAACTCCGTGTCTGTACTGAATGTAGTAAACCCACCTTCTTTAATAACTTGTAGTATTGTGTTTACACGACCTACTAGTTCATCTCTGTGTGAGATTAAGAAGATGTTTTTGTTACGTTCACGTTCTATCTTTTTAAGTACACTCAATGCACCGTCAACACCATTAGTGTCCATTCCACTATCAATCAACTCGTCAATAGCTAAGAAGTTTATAGGTGTGTTCATGCTTTCAAATACATCTCTAAAACTCCAGCTAAGTCCAAGTATCAATCTGTTACGTTCACCTCTACTTAGATTATCAAAGTCTAAATCTCTACCTAGTTCTGTAATCTCAACTGTTAGGTCTGGTTGAAACGCAACTTCGTGTGGAAGTCCTAGCTTGGTCAAGTAATAAGCAAGTCTACTATTTAGATATTGCAAGTTCTGTTCAATAATACGTTTTCTAATAAAGCTGTCTTTGTTTGTTAACAATTTATACAAAAACTCTTGATGATCTTTTACATTGTTAAGTTCATTGATGGTATCCCACGTTATTTCTTGTACACCAGTTTCTCTTAAACTTTCTATTTGCTCTTGATATGTGTCACTTTCACCTTGCTTGTTTGTAACTTGACTACGCAAATTTTCCAGTTCCATATTATGTTTATGTGCTTCTGTTTCTGTATTGTAATGAGTAACAGGCATTTGGCCTAGTTCACCTAATGAAGTCAAAGCTTCTGACCATTCTTGTTCTTCTAAGGAGTTCACTGCTATTTGCTCATTAGCTTCTTTACGCAATGCTTTTTTACTAGATAGTATTTCTTCTTGTTTAGCATCATGTATTTCTTGTCCGCAACTATGACATTTATGATCTTCTAATAGTGCAAGCTCTTTGTCTAGTTTAGTAACAAGTTTCTGTTGTTTAGCATTGTCTGCTTGTATATTAGATAGCCAACGTTCTGCTTCATCTTTTAGCTTTTTCTTTTCTAGGTAATCACTTAACAATGTGTGGTTGTTAAGTTCTGTTTGGATATCTATTTTTTCAAGTGTGTTTATTTGTTGTTGAATGCTTTCGATAGTAGTTTTTTGTTGATCCCACCAAATTTTCTGCCTGCGTTCCAAATCACTGATACTTTTCTCAATCCTGGAATTTGCTTCTTCAATAGCCTTAATTCGATACTCTTCTTCTTTAATTGCATCTCTCGTTAACCTTTGTTGTTCTTTAAGAACCTCTGCTTTTTCACTTAGCATTGTAATGCCTAGTAGTTGCTCAATTATAGCTCGCTGATCGTTAGCTCGCATACTGAGGAAAGGTTCTGTGTATGTGTTTAATGCAACAATGTGTTTGAACATATCGTGACTCATACCAAATAACTTTTCTATATCGGTTTGAGTTTGACGATTTTCACCTTGTGCTTCGTCTTCGTCAACATTTTGTTCGTTGACATAGTATTTAAGCACATTGGGCCTTCTTCCACGTTCAATGCGGTATTGAACGCCATCTTTAACAAAATCTAGTGTAACCAACATACTTTTACCGTTGGTTTTGTTTATCAAATTGTCCTTGCGTATATTTGTTAATGCATTACCATAGATAGCATAACTGAGTGCATTAATGATAGTAGTTTTACCAGTACCATTACGACTGCCATCTCCGCCTAAGTCTACATTGTTTCCGAGTACAAGTGTTAGTCCGTTATCAGTAAAACGTACAGCCTGTGTAACGTTACCAACACTCATGAAGTTTTTAACTGTTAAATCTTTGATTGTAATCATAGGTTATTATATATGTCCACTAGCAGTTTCTTATCTATTAGATCGCTGTCTACAGCATTTAAACTATTATACACTATTTGGTCTACATTTTCAACTTCAATATCGTCTACTACTCGCCAGTCTTGTGCATGTTCTTCTTTCTTAGTAGGCATAAGTGTTATCTCTCTTACGCCATACTGTTGACTAAATGTTTCTTTGATAAAGGTTGCTTCTTCATAACTGATTGCAATGTCTAGTGTAGCTCTACAGTATGTTTTGCTGTTGAGTATTACATCTGGTTCATCAATCAGTCTACTTAAACTTACTGTTCGATATCTTGGACCTGCAAAGTCTATATACTTAGGTTTGCCACCCCATTCTAATACCATCATGCCACGCTCGTCATCCCAAGCATCAGCATAGTTATGTGGGAAAGGCGATCCTAAATAGTGTACATTGCCTTTGCTTTGTCTTTTGTGAAAGTGTCCACTAAACACATATTCTGGGCCTTGTAAATGTTCTGCATTCAGTTGTCCGTGATCTGGCATTTCTACCATAGCATTCATTTTAAAGTAAGGAAGTTCAAAGTGTCCAAACATATAACGACATTTGGTCTTGCTTACTTGTGTCCACTCATCACCAACTAACCAAGGAACAAGTGCAACTTCATCTTGTACTAGTGTTTTTTCATTTATTAAATGTACATTGTCAAACAGTTCTGCATAAGGCAAACTGTTATAGTCACGTTTTTCTCTGTAATATAAATCATGGTTGCCAGTAATCATATAAACTTGTTTAAATGCTTTACTGAGCTTTGCTACGTTTTCCACACTATAATTAAGTGTACTCACGTTTACACTGGCACGATGATGGTGCCAGTCTCCTAAGAATATGCAAGTTTCGCAATTTTGCTCTTTGGCTTGTTCAACAAACCAATCAACAAATTCTACACAGTCACGATTGTGTTGTTTGCTGTTATTCTTGTTTCCGAAATGTATATCCGTGAAACAAGCCGCACGGTTAAAGAATGTCATGGATTTCCGTTCACTCAGTTTAAACTTTCACTTAGTATAGCTTCATAGCTGTACCTTGTCAATATCTAAATGTTGAATCCGTGTTCTTTACGTTCTTTGTCAGCTTTTTCGTCCCATTTGGCACGTTCTGCCATTTCGTGTTCGATTTGGCGTGTCCAACTTGGAGTTTGACCAGCTTCTTGCAATAAGTCATCTCTAATGTTTTGATTACGTTTCTCTAGGTTTAACACTCTAGTAAAACTATTGGTAACTGCCGCTGTATAGTATGCAAATGGATTTTCACTTTTCAGTTCGTTAAACTGCAATCCAATCTGCGATAGTTGCAATAATGCATGACTACGCATTTCATCTACATATGTGTATCCACGCCAGTTGCTACGCATACTATAACGTTCACATAGTTTAATAAACATTTTGGCCAAGTTATTTGTGATTGCACCATGCTGTACATTAAACTTACCATTGTCTAAACCACCTTCCCAGTGACTACGCAAACATTCTTTAATTTCATTGTTTACATATGCATAGTGTTTAAACGGGGGAAAGTTACATTTACTGTGATGATCTGCTACAGTTTTTGGTTTGTTTTTTCTACCAGGTTCCAGTGGCACATGATCAAACGTCATTAATCTAAAAACCAATGATTTCTCATCAATTGTGTCTGGATCTAGTTTGTAGTTAATTTGTTTAGGTTTTTGACTTTGTTTGCTTTTTGGGTCATTGTACCATTCTAAGTATGCACGTTCATATGCTTCAGCACTTAACTGTCTAGCTCTATTTTCTTTTGCTGTCTGAATTACTTCAGGGAGTTTGATGTCGTCTAAATTTTCTACTATTGTATCAAATCTTGCATATTCATCGTCTAAGACATAACAATAGCTTAATTTGCTTTTGTGTATTTCTTTAAGCATATCTTTGTTGTTTAAATAATTTTGTTTCCTCATTGTAATTCCTTGTTTGGTTTCATTATACACAATATTTTACATAATGTCAATAACTACACATATAATTATCCTATAAATATAACTATAGGAGATAGCAATGAGAATATCGCAGTTGACAGAAGATATAGCAAAAGACGTTGCTGTATTTTATGGTGGTCG